CTGTTGGGGATACCAGTAAAATCTCTTAAACCTTGATATTACTAGGTTTGAGAGATTTTTTATTTTTGATTTGGTGCCTATTTGGTGCCTTTTTAGTTTTGTATCATTAATTTATCTTTAAATATATTTTCTAATAATAGTGAGGTATGTTCTTCCATACTAGGCAATACATGACTATATGTATCTAGTGTTATCTTAACTGATTCATGGCCTAGCCTTTCTGAAATAACCTTTATATTTTCTCCATGTAATAATAATATAGTTGCATGAGTGTGTCTTAAATCATGAAATGATATTTGAGGCAGGTTTTTCTCTTTAGAAATTTTAAGAACATTTTTTCTAAAATCCATGGATAAATTCCTAGGGTTACACATATTATCCTGTCTATCAACTATAACGAACTCATTTGATTGTTTATTCTCTTTAATAATTTCTTTCAAGAAGTTAGGTATAGTTATTTTTCTATTACTTTTAGATGTTTTAAGTATATTACTATGAACTAAAGTTTTATTTATTTTATCATTTATTACTTGTTCACATATCTTTATTCTAGAATTTTTAAAGTCTATATTAGAATATCTTAAGCCACATAATTCACCTATTCTTAAGCCAGTAAATGCAGCTAATATAACTGGGAAGTAAAGATAAGTACCTTTAATCTCATTAAGAAAATCTAAGAGTTGTTCTTCAGTCCATACTTTTATTTTATTATTCTTTATATCTTTTATATATTCTATATCACAAGGGACATTGTTTATTATATTCATCTTCTTAGCATAATTAAAACACTTTCTTAGAACTAATATTATTCTTTTAGCACTATCAGCTTTTAATCCATTTTTTATAAGGAAATAATAAAAATTTTGAACATCTATAATTTGAATTTTATTTAATTGTTTATTACCCAGATAGGGGATTATATGAGTTTCTATTCTAACTTTATAATTAGTTATAGTGTTTATAGCTAAATTACTATTACATATATGGTTTTGATACCATTGTAAAATAAAATCTTTCAATAAAACTTTATTACTAGTAGGACTTATATTATTTAATAATTCATTCTCTTTAATAGTTGCGTATGCTCTAGCTTCTTTTTTAGTTTTAAAACCTTCTTTAGTATGCCTTATTCTTTTTCCAGTATGATCTCTACCAAGTTCTAATATAACTTTATATTTACCATTACGTTCAGTTATTCTAGCCAAAAATATCACCTACTTTTTATTTTATTCGAATATAAAATACATATTTTTTAGTATATATTAAATTTTAATTTTACAAGTTCTACTGGCACTTTAAAATAACAAGATAACTGAGAAAGTGAATAATACTTTAAAATATCTTTATTTGAATTGTTTATGTCTATTAATAATTCAGAAGCAAACCGATTTGCTTCTATTTCAAATTTTCGACGAGAAAAAAATGTATATTCATGAACATAAAAATCGGAATCATTAGAATGTAATATAGCATGCCCCAATTCATGTGCCATAATACTTTTTAATTCATAATCATTATCTATTCTAGTCATGTTTATAATTATAAATTTTCTTCTTAGTTTCTTTGTAAACATACCTTTAGGAAAGTAAGAAGAATAATAAACATATCTAATATTAATTCCCAACCCCTCAGCAATAGTAAATGGGTCTCTAGTTTTAAATTTTTTAACAAGGGTTCTAACCTTCTTTGTATAAGTATCCAAAGCACCCACCACCTATTATTTTTTCCTTTTATTCATAGCCTTAGCTTCCCAAAATAATTCTGACATTAAATCAAGCATTTCTTTTTTAGCTTCTTCATTAAACTCATCATCCATGAAGAAGGCTTCATTTGCTTTTTTCATTTCCTCTACATATTGTTTCTTATCTCTAGATGTAACTTTGTATTTGTCTGTATATGCTTTAGGGATATTGATTTCTGGTTTTTCAGTTGAAGCTTCAGAACTTTCATTATCTTCTGATAATAAATAATCAACTGTAACATTAAAGAATTCTGCTAATTTAATTAAAGTTTCTCTTCCAGCAGGACGTTTATTACTTTCTATCATACCTATTGTAGATTGAGCGATTTTCATTTCATTAGCAAGCCCTTGTTGAGTTAATCTTTTCTCTTTTCTCAATTGCTTAATTTTATCACCTAACATAACTTTCACCTCTTATGATAATTTTATCACTTTCTAGGATAAAATCAATGGGAATTTAAAGAAAATTTAAGATATTTTAAGAAAAAAGAAGTATTTTTAAAATAATCGCTTATTGTGATTACTTTAAACCTAATATGTGATAAAATGAAAGTTTAATACAATCCTGTGTTGTGATATTATTAACGCATAAAGTGATTTATATATCACCTAAACATAGCAAGTTTATCACAAAATAAAAGAAAGGAGGCAATTAACTGTGGAAGATAAATGTATATGGAGAAGGTTTGAAATTGTTAAGGATGAAAATGAGGATAGACTCTTAGAATTAATAGATAATAAGAGTCTATCACGAGAGGATTTACTATTAATTTTGAATACGATCAGGATTAGAGATACTAATGTTTAAATACTTAATAGCAAGATATCCTAATGTATCTTTAAGTTCAATAATGGAATTGATATCGTGAATAGTTTCTACAGTATGAATAAAATTTTTGGTTTGCCAGACGTAAATTGAGGCATTTATAGATTTTTTCTGATTATCGAGACCACTCACTTCAATATCAAATCCATTACCTAAGTCACGATATATCGTATTCTCTCTATCAATTACTTTAATTGTATAAGGTTCTCCGAGTTGTAAACATATGTCTTTAATTTTTTTACCTGGAGCTTTATGCATTAGAAATTACACCCCCTTTCAGTATACGAATTTTAACACATTTTAGGGGTTATATCAATAAAAGGAGGTGTGAACTTGAAAATTACACAAATAAAGCTGAGAAGATTAAATTTAGGATTGTCGGATAGTAAAAAAGCAGCTGAGCTTTTAAAAATAAGCATGAGTTCTTTTTATAAACTTGAGCATGGTTATCGAAAACCATCACCAGAATTGATAGCAAGAATGGCAAAAGTTTATCAGTGTACAACAGATGAAATCTTTGAAGATTTTAATATAACAGGATAGTTATAGGTATAGTTCTTTCTATAATCGGATTATTATTTTAATCCAATAAAAATTATCAACATTTTATGTGGATAAGTTATTAATAAGTTGTAGACAAGCTGTTCATAGATTATGAACTAAATGTAAATAAGGAGGTGCTTAGTTAATGTCTATGCCTTGGTATACAACAGAAGAAGCAGCAGAGCTATTAGGACTTAGTCCTCATTCAGTTAGAGAAAAGCTACGGACTAAGGAGATTAAAGGCAGTAAAGCTGGTAAAGAGTGGAGAATACCTAAAACTGAAATTAATAAAGTCTTAGGTATAGAGACAGAAGATAAAAAAGATATTTATATAAAAGAGTTGGAAGAAAGAAATAAATACTTGACTTTGCAAGTAGAAACTTTTAAGAACATAGCAGATTCTTTAGTAAAAGTAATTAGTTAGGAGTATATAAATGAGTAATTTAAAGCAAATGAATATTGGAGGACAAATAGTGCCAGTAGTAGTTAATGGAATAGTCGATGTCGAAGGTATGAAATTCCATGATATAGAAGGTGGATTTGGTGAAGGAAAGAAAGCAATTCTTGTTAAAGAAATTGCTGAAATTCACGGAAGAGAATTAAGAGTAATTAATCAAAATATAGAAAGAAATAGATTAAGATTCAAAGATGGTATAGATATTCTTGATTTAAAAGGGACAGAGTTCGAAATCACTTTAAGTGATCACGGAATTTATAATCAAAATTCAATAAATAGAAGTGAGAAAATATACATGCTATCAGAAAGAGGATATGCAAAACTTCTTAAGATTTTAGAAGATGATGTTGCCTGGGAGCAATATGAAAAATTAGTTGATGGATACTTCAATATGAGGGGACAAACCTTAAATACTTCTGAATTGTCTCCAGAGCTTCAAATGTTTAAACAAATATTTGATACAGTTGCTAAGCAACAGTTAGAAAATAAACAAATGAAAGAAGAGATAAAAGAAACTAAGGAAGAGATACAAGGTATTAGAGATATAGTAGCAATAAATACTACTAATTGGAGAAAAGACACCTCCAGCTTAATAAGCAAAATATCTTTAAAGTTAGGTGGGTATGAAAATATAAATCTTCTAAGAGAAGAGAGTTATAGGATTCTAGAGGAAAGAGGTCGTACAAGATTATCCGTAAAGCTAACTAATAAGCGTAGAAGAATGGCAGAAGAAGGAGTATGTAAGTCTAAAAGAGATAAGTTAAATAAATTAGATGTTATAGCTGATGATAACAGATTAGTTGAAACCTATATAGCGATAGTAAAAGAAATGGCTATTAAATATGGGATTAGTACGAATCAGTAAGAGGTGATTAATAGATGTTACTTAAATACTTAACAGAACTTAAGAAAAGCTTGTCTAAAGGTGATTTTAGAGCTTTTATCACAGATGTTGAGAATGATATTAAAGTAAATAGAGTTGCTTTAGGGAAAAAGACAAGCCCACAACAGTTTATAAATATATGCGAAATTTTGAAAGGAGCATTAGCAAGATGATTATCGTTGAAGAGCATTTAGGTTTAGCTAGAAAAATAGCGGTTCAATTTTATAGAAATTCTAAAAGTAAATATTCTTATGATGAAATTGAATCTACTGCATTTTTAGGATTAATTGAAGCAGCAAAGAATTTTGATGAATCAAGAGGGTTTAAGTTTTCTACTTATGCAATGCCATTTATAACAGGAAGAGTTAAAAGAATGTTTAGAGACGACAAATGGTATTTTATAAGGCGTGGAGTTCCACATGAAATGAGATCATTAAATTTCATAATAGATACTGAAAATAATGTAGAACTGCAAGATATTTTAGAAGATGAAGTAAATATTGAAGAAAATGTTACAAACGAAATTACTGTTAAAAAGTTATTAGCTTCATTGACTGAAAGAGATAGAAATATAGTATATCTGTATTATTTTAAAAGATTAAAGCAGATAGAAATAGCAGAGATTATGAATATTACACAACTTTCAGTATCTAGAATTATAAAAAAGTCTTTGGAGAAAATGAAAGAAGAATTAGCTTCTTAGAAAGGAGAAAATAATGTCTAATATAGCTATAGAAGCTGCTAAAGAAATAGAAAAGATAGCACAAGAAAATAATGTAGATGTTCATAATCTTATTGAACAATATAAAAAAGCGTATTCTCTTACCGACCAAGATAAAGAGAATACGCAAGACATAAGAAACAAAAATATTATACCACAGAAAGTAGGTGTTAACCATAGGTAAATTTGACTTGGAAATTGAAATAGCTAAGAAAGAAGTAATACAAAAGAAAAAAGAAGATTGGATTAGAAAATGGGCAAGAGAAAACCCAAAAGCAAGAACTGCACCAGAGCCACCATTAGATGAAATTACACCGAAAGCATGGTTTATATCTGAATGGGATACTGGATTTGTAGTAGTAGATTATGAAGAACTTAAGAAGTGCCCAAAGAGATATAGAGAAAAAATATTAGCATTAGGAGGAATTTAATGAAGAGTATAGCTTTAGTTAAATTTCCTAGAGGGAGTTTTGAACAAGAGTATTCATATAAAACAGATATTGAGGATCTAAAGAAAGACGATGTTTTAGTCGTACAAGCTAATAACTCGTATTCAGTAGCAATATTTCAAAGATATTCTTCTGCTAAAAGCAGAGTTGAACAAGCTACAAAGTGGATAGTTCAAAAAGTAGATGTAGAAGAATTTGAAACCAAGCTCTTTTTAGGTGAACTAGATTAATAACTTTTAAAGAGTTTATAAATAAAAAATTTTAGGAGGAAAAAGAGATGAAAATAATAGCTGAATTTAATTCAACAAAAGAGGTACAAGACTTTATAAATGCATTTGGAGGTAATCCATTAAAAAATATAAATATAGATAACTTAGTAGCTCCTACTAATATAGGTAAAATTTCTAAGCCAGTTAAAGAAGAAGTTAAACAAGAAGTGCCAGCAGTTAAAGCAGAAGAAATTGGACAAGTAAATGAACTAACCGAGGTTAAAGAAGCAGAAGGTATAAAGGAAGTTAAGGTTACTAAGGAACAAGTAAGGGAAGTATTCTCCAAATTGATTAAAGCTGGTAAGCAAAAAGAAGCTAAAGAATTAACATCTAAATATGGAGCTAGCAAAGTTGGAGAAATAAAAGAAGAAGATTATGCATCAATATTAAAAGATGCGGAGGGATTATTATAATGGCACATGCATTACTTAGTGCTTCAGGTGCTAGTAGGTGGATGGCTTGTACTCCATCTGCTAGACTAGAGCAACAATTTGAAAATAAAACTTCTGAATATGCAGCAGAAGGCACTTTGGCACATGAATTAGGAGAATTAAAACTAAGGAAAGAATTAGAAGGATTATCAACAAGAACTTATAACTCTAAGGTTAAGAAAATACAAGAAGATAAGTTATACACAGCTGATATGCCAGATTATGTAGATATGTATGTTGAAACTTGCTTAGAAAGAGTTAGTGAAGCTAAGGCTAAAACTTCTGATGCACTTTTCAAAATAGAGCAAAGGTTAGATTTTAGCGAATGGGTTCCTAAAGGGTTTGGAACTGGTGACTTTGTAATTATAGCTGATGGAACTATGGAAGTGTGTGACCTTAAGTATGGTAAGGGAGTTCTAGTAAGTGCAGATAATAATAAGCAAATGATGCTATATGCCTTAGGAGCTATATCAGAGTTTAGTTTCCTATATGATATTGAAAAAGTAAGAATGACTATAATTCAGCCAAGATTAGATAACATATCAACTTTTGAAGTAACAGTTGAAGAACTTCTTAAGTGGGCTGAAGAATTTGTAAGACCAAAGGCAGAACTTGCAATAAAAGGTGAAGGGGAATTTTTTTCTGGTGATCATTGTAGATTCTGTAGAGCTAAAGCAGTTTGTAGAGCTAGAGCAGATAAGAACTTAGAATTAGCTAAATATGATTTTCAAGAACCACCTACAATGGATAATAATGACATAGCTTATGTATTAAGTAAGGTAGACGAACTTGTTAATTGGGCAAGTGATGTAAAAGAATATGCACTTGAATCAGCTTTAAAAGGTGAAGAATTTGATGGCTTTAAAATTGTTGAAGGTAGAAGTAATAGAAAATGGTCAAGTGAAGAAGATGTAGCAAAAACATTAATAGCTGAAGGTTTTCAAGAAAGTATGATATACACTAGAAAACTTGATGGTATTAGTAAGATAGAATCAGCAATAGGTAAAAAAGAAGTTAAAAGGTTACTAGGAGAATTCATTATAAAGCCAGTTGGTAAGCCTACTTTGGTACCTATAACTGATAAAAGAGAACCATATAATCCAGCTAAAGCAGATTTTAAAGAGTAGGAGAGCAAATATGGATATTAAAAGAATTAATGAATTATTAGATAAAGAGATAGAATTTGCTAAGGGTTGTGGTATGCCACAATTTGTAATGGGTATTCAACAAGCTAAAAAAATTATAAATAATGAATTTTTAAATAATGAAAGTGAGGAAAATTAAATGAAAGTAACAGCAAAAAGAACAGGAACAAAGGTAACTACAGGAAAGGTAAGATTAAGTTATGCACACTTATTTGAACCTCATGCAATAGAAGGAAATGAGCCTAAATACTCAGTATCAGTAATTATACCTAAGAGCGACAAAGAAACATTACAAGCTATCAAGGAAGCTGTAACAGAAGCTAAGGAACAAGGAAAAGGAAAATGGGGTGGAAAGGTACCAGCTAATGTTAAAACACCATTACGTGATGGAGATGTAGATAGAGAAGGTGATGAAGCATATGCAGGATGTTATTTCTTAAATGCTAATAGTAAAAATAAACCAGGAATAGTTGATATAAATGCAGAACCTATTTTAGATGCTACAGAAGTGTATAGTGGTTGCTATGCTAGATTAACACTTAATTTCTATGCTTATAATGTAAATGGTAATAAAGGAATAGCAGCAGGACTTGGAAATGTACAAAAGCTTGCTGATGGAGAGCCACTAGGTGGATTTACTAGAGCAGAAGATGATTTTGAAGCAATAGAATCAGCAGAAGATGACTTTTTAGGATAGAACTTAACAGAGCAGGCATTATGTCCTGCTCTAACTATTAAAGGGGAATAAGAAATGAGTAAATTAATAGATATAACAGGGCAAAAGTTTGGTATGTTGACAGTAATAAGAAGAGTGGAGAATGATAGATATAATCAAACATGTTGGGAATGTAAGTGCGATTGCGGAAATAAAACTATTGTTAAAGGTATGCATTTAAAAAGTGGACGTACTAAAAGTTGTGGATGCTCGAAATTCGAAGAGCTTAGAAAAAAAGAGATTGGTAAAAAATATGGAATGCTTACAGTTATTAAAGTATATGAAGTAGAAAATAAAAAGACTGCAAAGTATTTATGTAAATGTGATTGTGGAAATGAGTTAATCACTGTATTAGATCCTTTAAGGAGAGGGGCAACTGTTAGTTGCGGATGTTATTCCAGAAAATTAGCTAAAGAAAAACAAAAAAAAGCTGCACAAGTAGGTAGGTTTGAAGGGACTAAAATACAGAATTTAACCTCTAAGATATTTTCTAGTAATACTAGTGGTTATAAAGGAATTCATAGAGCTAAAAATAGAGGAAAGGAAGCAGGATGGATAGTAAGGATAACAATTAAAGGTGAGAGAAAATATATTGGACATTTTACTGATTTAGAAGATGCAATTAAAGCTAGAAATGAAGCAGAAGAAAAATATTGGGAGCCGATATTAAAGGAGTTTTATAGAGGTGATATAAATGCATAAAGTTTTGTCTATTGATGTAGAAACATATTGTGAGTTAGACATTAAAAATGTAGGCGCTTATAGATATTGTGAGCACCCATCTTTTGAAATAATGTTATTCGCATATGCATATGATGATGAACCAGTTCAAATAGTAGATTTTATGAATGGAGAAACTTTACCACACTATGTAAGAACAGATTTAGTGAATCCAGAAATTTTAAAAACTGCATTTAATGCAAACTTTGAAAGAAATGCTATTAAAAATAACTTTAGTAGTTATAAAAATTGTATGAATCCAGTTCAATGGGATTGTACTATGATACAAGCTTTGAGAATGGGTTTACCAGGAAGTCTTGATATGGTTGGTAAAGCATTAAATTTTGAAGAAGATAAGCAAAAGATGAAAGAAGGTAAAGCACTAATACAATATTTCTGTAAGCCATGTAAGCCGACTAAGAGTAATGGGGGAAGAACAAGAAACCTTCCTGAACATGATACTGAAAAGTGGGAATTATTCAAAAAATACTGTAAACAAGACGTTGAGGTTGAAAGAGAAATAAGAAAAAAACTTAGTAAGTATAAGAGCACTGAAAAAGAAAAACAATTGTGGGATTTAGACCAAGATATTAATGATAGAGGTATAAACCTAGATTTGGTATTAGCACAACAAGCAATAAAATGCGATAAACGATTTAATGGTATTTTAGTTAAAGAAGCAATTGAATTAACAGGACTAACTAACCCTAATTCACTTACACAATTGAAAAAATGGTTTAGTGATAAGGTAGGTTATGAAGTTACTAGCTTAACTAAAGATAGTATTCCTAAATTATTAGAAGCAGCTGAAGATGATAACGTAAAAAGAGTTTTAGAGTTAAGACAACTTATGTCAAAAACTTCAATTAAAAAGTATCAAGCTATGATATCTGCTAGATGTGATGATGGAAGAGTAAGAGGATTATTACAATTTTATGGGGCTAATAGAACTGGTAGATGGGCTGGTAGATTAGTACAAGTACAAAACTTACCACAAAACCATTTACAAGATTTAGATGATGCTAGAAGCTTTGTGAGAGATGGTAAGTTTGAAGAATTAGAGTTTTTATTTGATAGTGTACCAGATACTTTAAGTCAGCTTATAAGAACAGCTTTTATACCTTCAGAAGGTAATAGATTTATAGTTGCTGACTTCTCTGCTATAGAAGCAAGAGTTATAGCTTGGTATGCATCAGAGAAATGGAGACTAGATGTTTTTAAAACTCATGGGAAGATATATGAAGCTTCAGCAAGTCAAATGTTCCATATACCTATAGAAGAAATTAAAAAAAGTAGTGATCTTAGACAAAAAGGAAAAATAGCAGAACTTGCTTTAGGTTATGGGGGAAATGTAGGAGCTATAAAGTCTATGGATAAATCTAATAATATTCCAGATGATGAATTACCAGGTCTTGTTAAAAGTTGGAGAAATGCTAATCCTAATATAACTAAGTTTTGGCGAGATTGTGATAAAGCTGCTAAGAAAGCTATTAATGAAAGAACTACAGTAACAATGCAATATGGACTTAAGTTTATTTATGATCCAGGAGTATTATTCATTCAATTACCTTCTGGAAGAAGATTGAGTTATGTAAGACCTAAGATTGAAGAAGGTAAGTTTGAAGGAAGTATTGTTATAACCTATGAGGGTATGAAGCAATCTTCAAAACAATGGACTAGGCAAGATACTTATGGACCTAAACTTGTAGAGAATATTGTACAAGCAACAGCAAGAGATTGTTTAGCTGAAGCCTTATTCAATGTAGATAAAGCTGGATATAAAACTGTAATGCATGTACATGATGAAATTGTTATGGATGTACCTATTGGATTCGGAAGTGTAGAAGAAGTTAATAAGATATTTGGAGAAAATATTAAATGGGCTCCAGGACTGCCATTAAAAGCAGATGGATATGAATGTAATTACTATATGAAAGATTAGAAATTTGTAAATATTGCGTATTAAAGTAGAGGAAGTGTGATTTTAAATATGAAAAGTCAAGAAAAAGTAGAAAAACAACTTATAAAGTTATTAAGGGAACAAGCTTATAGGCTTGAAAAAGGAGATATTGATGATATTGTAGTGTATAAAATTATTAGAAATCAAATACCAGTATTGGAGGATATTTTAGAACTAAATGTATTAAATAATTAATTCGTATTTCATTAAAAGGAGGAATAGAAAGTGATGAGTAATAAATATAAAATTGGGGATGTAGTAGAGTTTTTCGATAATAGAGTTTTCTATATAAAAAGAAAACAAGGAACTATATTAAAGATAAAAGGAGTTATTTTTAGAAAATATCTTATAGAAACAAATAATAGTGAATGTACATGGATTAAAAGAAAGAACATATATAAAAAATCAAAATAAATAAGGAAGGAAATAAAAATATGAGAAATATAAATATTAAATTAGCCGTATTAACATTATTAATAGCAATAACATTAGTAGGATGTGAAAGGCAAGCTGACAAAGTATCATACAATCTATCTAAGGAAGCTGATAACTTTAATGTAGTTAGAGAGCTAACAGTAATTAATGCCATACAAGGTGATGTACTTTTCACAATGACAGGTAAAATGACTATTAAAGCAGATGTAGCAGACAATCAGTTGGAAGTTATTGTTGAAGATGAGAATAGAAACTATCAAAAACATTTCATAGGATTAAGCGATAATGTTACTTATGTTGTAGAGCAAAAAGGATATAAAAATGTAGAAAATTATAAATATACCTTAAATTATAATCCTAAGATGTGGATACCAGTTGAAGTTGAGATTATTGATTAAAAGTTAAATAAGGAGTGTGAGCTATGGATATTAATACTGAGAAGGATATAGAATTAAAAATTAAATATGATGGTTCCATAGCCTTAGCGACAGGAAAAAGTAGTAAAGCAAAACAATGGAAGAATAGAACTATTAATTGGTCAGAATTAGTTAAGAAGTTAAGTAATACAACTAGAACTCCTGAAACAGTAGCTGAATATAAAAAGATGACTAAGAGCGATAGAGATAGGATTAAGGACGTAGGAGGATTCGTTGGAGGTACTCTTAAAAATGGTAGAAGGTTAAAAACTAATGTAGCTAATAGAATGCTACTAACTTTGGACTTAGATTATGTTGAAGGAGATATATGGTCCAGTATAGAGCTTTTATATGACTTTAATGTTGTTATGTATTCAACTCATACACATACAGTTGATAATCAAAGATTAAGGCTAGTAATACCACTATCAAGGCCAGTTCTTCCAGATGAATATCAAGCTATATCAAGAATGGTTGCTGATGATTTAGGAATAGACCAATTTGATGATACAACATATGATCCTGAAAGATTAATGTATTGGCCATCAACTTCAAGTGATGGAGATTATATATTTAAATATCAAGATTTACCTTGGATTAATCCTGATGAAGTTTTAGAAAGATTCCCATTTGGTTGGGAAGATGTTAGCTATTGGCCAGAAAGTTCAAGAGCTAGGGCAAAATTAAATAAAACTATAAGTAAGCAAGAGGATCCATTAACTAAGAAAGGAATTATAGGAGCTTTTTGTAGAACATACAGTATTACTGAAGCTATAGCAGAATTTATATCAGATATTTATATTCCTGGCACAGATAATTCTAGATACACATATGCAGAAGGAAGCACAACAGGTGGTGTTGTTATATATGATGATAAATTCAGTTATAGTCATCATGGTACGGACCCAGCAAGTAATATATGTTGTAATTCATTTGACTTAGTAAGAATCCATAAATTTGGAGAATTAGATGAAGATAGTACAGCAACAGGAAGTAAGCTTCCTAGCTTCAAAAAGATGGAAGAGCTTGCAGCAACAGATAATAAAGTGAAGGTTCAAATAGGAAGAGAAAAATTAGAGTTAGCAAAAGATGAGTTTGATATTGTTGAAGAAATAGAAGAAGATGATAAAAAATGGCTCTCAGAATTAGATTTTAAGGAAAATGGAGAATTTAAGAATACGCCTAATAATTTTGTATTAATACTAAATAATGATGAAAACCTAAAAGGAAAGATGAGGATTAATGAATTTTCAAATAGGATTTGTGTATTAGGTCAATTACCTTGGAGAAAAGAAAATGATTTAAGTGATTGGATAGATGAAGATGATAGTTCTTTAAGAATTTATATATCTAAGATATGGGGAATACAATCAAAGCAAAACTGTGAAGATGCACTTAAACAAACTGTAAGAGCTAATGCGTATCATCCAGTAAGAGATTATTTAAATTCTTTAACATGGGATGGAGTTAGTAGAATAGACACATTATTAGTTGATTATATGGGTGCAGTAGATAGTGAATATACAAGATTTGTTACTAGAAAATGGTTATGTGGAGCAGTAGCAAGAATATTTGTACCGGGTATTAAATTTGACTATATGCTAGTGCTTACAGGTGCACAGGGAATATATAAAAGTACATTTTTTAATTACTTATCTAAAGGTTGGTTTACTGACTCAATACAAGATGTTGAAGGAAATCAAGCTATAGAAAAGTTAATGAACTCTTGGATTATAGAATTTGGAGAATTACAAGCTTTTAGTAAAGCCGAATCCAATGCAATTAAAAGATTCATAACATCTCAAGAAGATAGGACAAGACTTGCTTATGCCAAAAGAACATCATATCTAAAAAGACAATGCGTATTTGCAGGAACAACTAATAAGAGTGAGTTTTTAAAAGATGATACTGGAGATAGAAGATACTGGCCAGTAAATGTAAAAGCAGAAGGTCGAACTAAGGATGTTAGAGAAGATTTACCAAAAGAAGTTGATCAAATATGGGCAGAAGCAATTCATTATTGGAAAGATTTAAAAGAACCATTGGCACCAAGTAAAGAGCAAGAAGCTTTAGCTAAAATAGAGCAAGAAGATCATAGAGAAGTTAACGAGAAAGAAGGATTAATATTAAGGTACTTAGATACTTTACTACCTGAAAATTGGGAAGAGTTGGACATATACAGAAGAAGAAGCTTTTTACAAGGAGTAGAATTATTAGAAGGTAAAATAAAGCGTGAGAAGGTTTGTGCAATAGAGGTTTGGTGCGAGTGTTACGAAAAGAATAAAGCTGATATGAAAAAATCAGATTCTATCGAAATAAATAATATCTTAAATAGTTTAAAAGGATGGAGAAAAAATCCTAAAGCAAAAAGATTCAAGGAGTATGGACTACAGCGATTTTTTGAAAGAATATAATTTACTGTTACAAAGTTACAAAGTGTTACAAACTTTTTTTAGAGTTTGTAACACATATAAAGGCTGATATTTAAAGGGTTTAAAAAGGTAATGTTACAAAGTTACAAAATATTTATTATAAATTTTAATTTTATTATTTTATATTGATATATTACCAAAATATGTATATACGCGCGTATATTTTATAGTAATATAGGGAATTTGTAACTTTGTAACACAAATACACTAAAACCCTTGATATTACTAAGGTTTAGAGAGTGTTACAAACTTTTGTATAGGTGGAGGTAATATAATATGGAAAAAGAATATAAAAGAATTAAAGATAGTTTAGAAGAAAATAGAAAGCGAATAATAGAATTAAATAAAAATAAAGCTATAGAGAGAATAAAAAGAAGGTGGATTAATGGAGGAACAAAAAATTGAAAGACGACTTAAAAAAGAAATTGAGTTGATTGGTGGTAAAGCTTTAAAGTTTGTAAGTCCAGGAGTGTCAGGAGTACCAGATAGGATTATTCTACTTCCATATGGAAGAGTGATATTTGCAGAACTTAAAGCAACAGGTAAAAAGTTAAGACCAATACAAGAACTAAGAAAAAAAGAATTAGAAAAGTTAGGTTTTGATTATTGGATAGTAGATAGTTATGAAGAGATAGATAGTTTACTTAATTATATAAAAGTACAAGAATATTAAGGGGGTGGTGTAATGCAGTTCAAACCTTGGAATTATCAACAGTATTCTATAAATCATATTATAGATCATAAGGCTTCAGGATTATTCTTAGATATGGGAATGGGCAAAACAGTTAGTACTTTAACAGCAATAGATAATTTAATTTTTCTAGGAGAAGTAAGCAGAGTATTAGTTATAGCACCACTTAGAGTAGCTGAAGATACTTGGAGTACTGAAGTTGAAAAATGGGACCATTTAAAGCATATAAGAATATCCAAAATTTTAGGAACTAAAAAACAAAGAAAAGAAGCTTTAAATAAAGATGCAGATATTTATGTAACTAATAGGGAAAATGTAGATTGGTTAGTAAGTGAATGTTTTGATAGCTGGATATGGGATATGGTTATAATTGATGAACTAAGTTCCTTTAAGTCAAGTAAGGCAAAAAGATTCAGAGCACTAAAGAAAGTTAGACCATATTTTAAAAGAATAGTAGGATTGACAGGAACACCAGCACCAAATAGTTTAATAGATCTTTGGCCACAAATTTATTTATTAGATGGAGGACAAAGATTAGGGAAGACTATAACAGGATTTAAGGATAGATATTTCAATCCAGGAAGAAGAAATGGTTATGTAGTTTATAACTGGGAATTAAAACAAGGAGCAGAAGAAGCTATTCAAAACAAAATATCTGATATTTGTATATCTATGAAAGCAGATGATTATTTAGATATTCCTGAAAGAATAGATAATAGAGTTGAAATATCATTATCTAAAAAAGCTTTAGAAATCTATAAAAAATTAGAGAAAGAATTAGTTATAGAAATAGCAGAAGAAGATATTACAGCAGCTAATTCAGCAGTATTAACTAATAAATTATTACAAATGGCCAATGGTGCAATTTATTCTGAATCTAAGGAAGTAGTTAATATCCATGATGAAAAGTTAGGGAAGTTAGAAGAGATAATAGATACATCAAATGGGAAATCTGTACTTGTATTTTATAATTTTAAGTATGATTATAACAGAATATCTGAAATGTTAACTAAGAAAAAAATAACTTATCAAACTTTAAATGATTCAGAAGATATAAAGAAGTGGAATGAAGGAGAAATACAAGTAGCTTTATTACATCCAGCAAGTGCAGGACATGGATTAAATCTTCAATATGGAGGAAATATTATTGTATGGTTTGGACTTACTTGGAGTTTAGAATTATATCAACAAGCTAATGCAAGACTTCATAGACAAGGACAAAAAGAAATAGTAATTATACATCATTTAATTTCAAAAGGAACTGTAGATGAAGATGTTATGAATGCATTGGCTAATAAAGAAGTAAATCAAAATATGCTTTTAGAAGCAGTAAAAGCAAGATTGGAGAAAAAATGAAACTATTAATGCATGTATTAAGGGAAAATAAAAAGTTAAATATAGATAATACTAAAATAGGATTTATAAGAATCCTTTTAAAATTAGAAGAAGAGTTTAAAGAAGTAGTTAGAGCAGTTTTAAATTATAGTAGGAATAAAACTTTAGGTAATTTAAGAGAAGTTATTGCAGAAACTTTTGACTTAATTCAAGTGTGCATTTTAATTTTATGGAGATGTCATAGACTAGCAGTTGAATTTAATAATCCTAATTTAATACAAGAAGTTAATATAGCACATAAGGATAAATTAGTAGAAAGAGAATGGATTATTAAAACAGGAATTGAAATAGACGTAAAAGAATAGGGGGATAATATGACTAAAGAGAAGTTAAAAAGATATAGACTTTTATTATCAGAATTAGACTTACTTAAAAGACAACTTGAAAAACTGGAGCCCGAATATCTATTAGATTCAGTTAATGGATCTGATTCAGAATTTCCTTATACAAATCATAAAATGCATATAGAAGGATATGATTTAGAATCTTACAGAAAAAAAGTAGAAAGATTAAAAAGAAGAATAAATTATAAAATGAATGAACTAGTAGAAGAAAAAGATAGTTTAGTAGAATCTATTTATAAGATAGAGAATTCTGAAATTAGACAAATATTTATTTATAGATATATTGATGGATTAATGTGGAAAGAGATAGCAGGTAAAATGAATTATGGAACAAGTACTATAAGATTAAAGCATGATAATTTTATTAGAAATTTAAAACATTAGCACCCATTAGCACTTTTAATAATATAAAATAGTATTGTGAGAAAAGATATAAATAGCACATAGTTTTTTTTCATTAAAGTTCTCTTGTATAGCACCTAACTTGTATTAGTTAGGTGTTTTTTGCTGAGTAAAAATAAGTTAATAAAGCTAGTAAGGAAATATACAACATATATAATTAAAAATGAAAGGAAGGTGTAAGCTCCCTTCACGTAATATCATTCACCTTACTAGCTTTTAAATATTGAAAGGAGATGGCATTAATGGATAAACTAACAAATAAACAAATGATATTCGCTAATGAATACCTAGTAGACCTTAATGCTACTAGAGCTTATAAAAAGGCTTATCCTAATGTTAAGAAAGATGGTGTAGCAGCAGTTAATGGAAATAGGTTGCTAAGAAATGCTAAGGTTAAAAACTATATTGATGAACAACTTAAGAAAATAGAAGATGAAAGCATAGCAGATGCAGCAGAAGTTATGAAATACCTTACAGCAGTAATGAGAAATGAACTTACAGAAGAAGTTGTTGTTGTAGAAGGTGAGGGAGAAGGCTGTTCATCAGCAAGAATAGTAAAGAAAGATATATCAGCTAAAGATAGAAATAAAGCTGCAGAGCTATTAGGAAAAAGATATAGATTATTTATAGATAAGATAGAAAGTGATAATAATACAATTATAAATTCAACTAAGAAATTAGATTCGTTATTAGAGCAATTAGGAGAAGATGAAGAGTAATTTCGGATAATTATCATTTAGCGAAATTGTTATAAATCATTGAAATATAAGGGTTTATGAAATATAAAATTAGCAGATTTTGTTTACTATAGCTAAACTTTAAAATCAAAAAGTACTATTTCGTAACTATATATGCGAAATTTTAATTTCAGGAGGTGGTTCCTAGTGTCATATGAATATAAATTATCTCCTAAATACAAAGATTTTTTAAAGCATAATGCACCAGTAGAGTTTTTAGAAGGTACAACAGCAGCAGGAAAAACTACAGTAGGAATTACTAAGTTTATGCTTAAAGTAGCAAAGTCTAAAAAGAAAATGCATGTTATAGCAGCTAAGACAACTGGAGTAGCAGAAAAAAATATAATTCAAAAGGAATATGGAATTATAGATGTATTTGGGGATTTAGTTAAATACAATGGTAATGGTGATAAAGATAATAAAATACCTCATATAAGGTATAATACACCTAATGGGGATAAGGTTATTTATATTTTAGGCTATGATAACGTAGATAAATGGAAAATGGCTTTAGGATCACAATTTGGATGTGTACTTATTGATGAAATTAACACAGCTTCAATAGACTTTGTAAGAGAAATATGTACTAGAAATGATTACTTAATGGCTACACTTAATCCAGACGATCCTAATCTACCGATTTATTCAGAGTTTATAAATTGTAGTAGACCATTAGAAAAATATAAGAATGATGTACCAAAAGAGATATTAGAACAATTAAATAGCGAAGAGAAAAAGAACTGGACCTACTGGTTCTTTTCTTTTTATGATAATGCAAGTCTTAGTGAAGAAGATATAGAGAAAAAGAAACTAAGTGCTCCTAAAGGAACTAAGTTATATAAAAATAAGATACTGGGACTTAGAGGAAGGGCAACAGGATTAATATTCTCTAACTTTGAAAGAAGTAAGAATGTAATATCTAAAGATAAAGCTATGAAGTATAAATTTATTCAGTTTAGTGCTGGACTTGATACAGCTTACTCAGAAAGTAGTCCAGATACATTGGCAATGACTTTTATAGGAATAACTGATAAAGGTAAACTAGTTATTCTTAATGAAGAAGTATATAACAATAAAAGTTTAGAAATACCATTAGCACCTAGTGATATAGCTCCTAGGTTTTTTAATTTTTTAGAAAGAAATAGAAAAGAATGGGGACTTGCAAGAGATGTATTTGTGGATTCAGCAGACCAAGCAACCATAACAGAACTTAAGAAGTTTAAGAGAACTAATCCATGTATATATAACTTCTTAAATGCTTATAAGAAGATAACTATAATAGACAGAATACACTTAGCATTAGGTTGGATTAATGTAGAGAATAAAATATACTATGAAGTTTTAAATACTTGCATAGAGCATATTATGGAGTTAGAGAGCTATAGCTGGAAGGAAGATAAATACGAACCAGAGGATAGCAATGACCATACAATTAACTCTAGTCAATATGCATGGATACCATTTAGAACAAAGATAGGAAATTATAAAGGAGAATAGATATGGGATTAATAGGAGGATTTAAAAGTATGTTGACAAAAGCAGCAATTAAATATTTAAATGTTCAGCCTGCATCACAAAGTAGTATTAATATACAAGAAGCATATACCTATGAAACTAATCTAATAAGAAATAAACTTTGGTATAGAGGTGAAGCTTATGAGTTAGAGCAATTCTATAAAAACATAAGTAGTGATCCAATTAATAAAGCTAGATTTTGGAGTTCTGTACCAAGTGAAAATTTAAATATTAGAAAAATACATAGTGGACTACCAGCTATGATGGTGGATAGGCTTAGTGATATTATAGTTGCAGATATTGATAGCATTGAATTAGAAAATGAAGAAGAAAATAACATATGGGAAGAAATAAGAAAAGATAATAAGTTTTATGAAATGATAGGTGATGTTATTTCCAAAGTTTTAGTAAGTGGTGATGGAGCTTTTAAAATATCAATAGATACTGAGGTTAGTCAATATCCAATATTAGAGTTCTTTGATGGAGCTAGAGTTGAATATGAAACTAATAGAGGTAGATTAAAGGAAATTAAATTTATAACTTATTACAATAAATCAAACTATAAAAGGTATAAGTTGGTAGAGGTATACGGAAAAGGCTATGTAAGATATAAGCTATATGATGAAAGAGAGAATGAAGTAAGTTTATCAGCTATAGAAGAAACATCAAAGTTAGTTGATGTAACCTTTGAAGGTAATTTCATTATGGCTTTACCATTGATGTTTTTTAAGAGTGTTAAATTTGAAGGTAGGGGAAAAAGTTTACTTGATAATAAATCAGATTCATTTGATGCATTAGACGAGGTTATAAGTCAATGGATAGATGCTATTAGGGATGGAAGAGTACAAAAGTATATACCAGAGGATTTAATACCTAGAAATCCTAATACAGGAGAACTATTAAAGCCTAATCCATTTGATAATAAGTTTATAGCGATTGGAACAAGCCTTGCAGAAAATGCAATTAATCAAATAGATATGAAGCAAGCAGAGATTAATTATTTAGCCTATATAGAGAGTTATGCTAATGCAATAGATATGTGTTTACAAGGTATTATAAGTCCTAGTACATTGGGAATAGATTTAAAAAAGACAGATAATGCAGAAGCACAAAGAGAAAAGGAAAAGACTACTTTATACACTAGAAATAAGATAGTTGATACATTAACAGAAGTAATACCACAATTAATTGAAATAGTATTGAAAACTAATGATGTACTAGGTAAAAAATCTCCAGGAGAATATGAAGCAACAATAACATTTGGGGAATACGCTAGTCCATCATTTGATACAGTAGTAGAAATAGTAGGAAAAGCTAAGTCTTATGGAATAATGTCTATTGAAAAAGTAGTTGATGAACTTTATGGAGATACAATGACAGACGAAGAAAAGGCTATTGAAGTAAAAAGAATAAAAGAACAAAATGGAATGATAGAAGCAGAAGAACCTAAAGCGGTTGATGATGAAGATTATAATAATCTAGATGATCCAGAGGATGTGGATTTAGATGGCCAAGAAGAATAAGCCTAGGAAATTAGGAGAAATACTTAAGAATATAACTAAAAAGTCTATTAAGGATAATGCAGCTAAAGAAAGAGAAAAGTCTTATGATATTAGAAAGATATTTGAGCAAATGGAGCTTGATTTAATTTCTAGTATGCGTAAGGCTTTCTATTTTCACCAAAGAGAACAAATAAAAGAAGGTTTTGAATGGGAACAATGGCAATTATCTAAATTAAGAGCTATGGAAGAATACAGAGCTAGGAATAGAAAGATAGCATCTAAATATAATAAGCCTATTCAAGAAGCTATAGATAGAGAATTAAAAGGTAATTTCTCTAAAGGTGAAGGTAGAGTAAAAAGATTTATAGATAAAGTTAAACAAGTACTTAAATGGAGAAAAAGAGAATATCAATCAATAGAGTTTCCAAATGATATTGATACTTCTACTTTAAAAGGATATATAGCTAAAGAGTTAGGCAGTCCAGAAGCTATACCACAAGAAAAGAATTTCTTTGGGGTTAATGAAAAGAAATTAGAAGCTTTAATGTCTACAGTAAATAATGATTTAAATAAAGCTCAATATTCAGTTTTAAGAAAGATGGATGATGTATATAGACAAACTATCTTTAAAACTCATATGTATTTACAAAATGGTGCTAAAACATTGAATCAAGCTATAGATATGGCTACTAAAGATTTTTTAAATAAAGGAATTAACTCAATAGAATATAAGAATGGATCTAGAGTTAATATTGCTTCGTATGCAGAGATGTGTTTAAGAACTGCATCACATAGAGCAACATTACTAGGAGAAGGAAAGAAAAGAGATGAATATGGAATATATCTAGTCGTTATTTCAGCCCATGCTAACACTTGTCCTAAATGTGAACCATGGCAAGGGAAGATAGTTATAGATGATATATTTAGCCATCCTAGTAAAGATTATATTGAGAATTATAAAGGTAAATATAAGCTGTTAAGCGAAGCTATAGATAAAGGTTTATTACATCCTAACTGTAGGCATGCATTAATAACTTACTTTGAAGGAATAACAAGACTCCCTAAAGTACCTGATGGTAAAGAAGCAATTAAAACTTATGAAGCAGAGCAAAAGCAAAGAGCTTTAGAAAGACAAATAAGAAAGTGGAAAAGGTTTGAAACTGGATCTCTTGATGAAGAAAATAAGCAAATAGCAAGTAATAAATTAAGGAATCTTCAAAAGGATTTAAGAAAGCATTTAGATAATAATAAAGAACTTAGAATAGATAGAAATAGAGAAAAACTTATAAAGGGATTAGAGGTAAATAATCAAAAGATAGAATCAGAGGTGTTGAAGCAAAAAGAACTTAATGCTAAAATTAAAGAAACAAGAGAATATATAAGAAGTAATCAACCTTTAGGAATTGAAATTGGAAAGCAAGGTAAGCATATATTAGGACATAATAACTATATTGAAGGTAGAAGTTATTTAACTATATCTTTAGAAGAAGCTCAGGAGCTTATAAATAAATACGCTGGTACTGGTGATATAAGATTAATGCAAAATGGAGAATGGGATAAGAAAGAAATTATTAAGGTTGATAAAGATATAGGGGTAAATGTTAATAATAGGACTAATGAGCATTCATCTACTAATAAATTTAAAGTACATTATTCAAAGAAAGGCGTACATATAGTTCCAACTAAGAAGGAGTGATATTATGGAATTATGGAAATATGAAGGAAAAGAGATAAAGGTAGTATGTAAAAGTGGTAGAATATTCAATGGTAAATGCATTGATTATACTCAAGCGCTTGATAATGAACCAGAAATTGATAGTATAGGCTTAAATGTAAATGGAATAAGCTACGAAATATACGAAAATGAAATAAAATCTATAGAATTAATATAGAGCACTTACTTAATAATTGTAGGTGCTTTTATTATATTTAAAATTAAGGAGTGAGCGATAATGAAAATGGTAACAATTTTAATTTCACTAGGATTAATTGTAATTAGTATAGCTATGGATATTAAAAGAATTAAAACTAACAAAAGAGTAATTGAAGGAAATAATGAAATTATTGAAGTTCAACAAGAATTGATAGATAAACTTAATGATAGAAATGAAATACTTAAGAAAACACAAGAAGAAGTTATAAAAATAAAAGAGCACCATAAAGAGTTGAAAGATAACTTATCAATTAATTATGATCATTTAGCAGAAGAAGTTGTAAAGAGAATAAATAAAAATGATAAAGATATTATTTTAACTATTGATGATGAAGTGATTGGTAGAGTAGCCAAAGGAGTCTTAGGAAACTAAGACTTTTTATTATTATTAAAATTAAGGAGGTGTTAATCATGGCTTGCAAAACTAAGAAAAAGAAACCAGGCAAAGGTGGAAAATAATTCATTAATTAAGTCTTAGAGAACTAAGGCTTTTTATTATGCCCAAAACATGCTTAAGGCTTAAAACTGTGCAAGGAATTAACAGCCGACAGGCTATAAATGGAGGTATTTTATGTTTAAAAATCTAAAAATGAGTAGACTTATGGAAGCTGATACAGGAGTAAATGGTGGAGCAAATACCGGTGATGTAGATACCAATGAAACTGAAACAGATAACAATAATAATACTCAAACAGAAACAAAGGAATCAAAGACCTATACCCAAGAAGAAATAGATAAAATAATAGAATCTAGGGTTAATAGGGAAAGAAAAAAGATTATGAATGATGAAGAGTACAAAAAGTACGAAGCATGGAAAGAAAGTCAAAAGACAGATGAAGAGAAGAAAAATGAAGCTTTAACCAATGCTGAAAATGCAAGAATTGCAGCAGAAGAAAAAGCTAATAATCTTGAAGCGAAAGTAACTTGTTTATCTAAAGGAGTTATAGCAACTTCTGTAGATGATGTTGTAATACTTGCTAAAGCTATGGTTACAGATGAAATTACTATTGAAAAAGCAATTGATAAGGTGCTAGAGAAGTATCCAAGTTTTAAAGGTGAAGCTAAGCTACAAGAAGAAGAAACTCAAAAAGGTTTTAAAATTGGTGCTGGAGCAGAGAATTTAAAAGGTAATGCAAATGATGCATTAGCAGCAATATTCGGAAATAAATAAAAAGAAATGGAGATGATTTTTAATGGCAGTATATAGTTATGCTGAACAATTTGAAAGAGAATTACAACAAAAATATGCAAGGGAGTTAACATCTTATGATTTAGAGAAATCTAATCCAAATGTTAAATTTATTAATGCACAAACTATTAAATTACCTAAGATTACAGTTAGTGGATATAAGGACCATAATAGATCATCTATGGGATTTAATGCTGGAACAATAGCTAATGAATGGGAACCAAAGAAGCTTACTCATGATAGAGATATTGAGTTTGCTTTAGATCCAATGGATGTAGATGAATCTAATTTAACTGTCGAAATAGCAAATGTTCAAAATGTATTTGAAACAGAGCAAGCTATTCCTGAAAGAGATTCTTATAGATACTCTAAGCTATATTCAGAAGCAGTTGCATATAAAGCTAATGGAGCAGTTGTTGATACTACAGCTCTAACAGCAGCTAATATTTTAACTTGGTTTGATAATCAAATGGAGATTATGGATGATAAAGGTGTTCCGTCAGAAGGTAGAATATTATATGTAACTCCTGCTATTAATAAGCTGTTAAAAAATGCTGATGGAGTAAATAGGAATATAAATGTTAGTTCAAATAATGGTAAAATAGACAGAAGAGTTTACTCATTAGATGATGTAAAGATTGTAAAAGTACCATCTGCTAGATTGAAAACTAAGTATAATTTTACAGATGGATGTGTTCCAGCAGATGATGCAAAACAAATTAACATTATACTTATTCATCCATCATGTCAAGTTACAAGACAAAAATATGCTTATATGAAGTTATTTACACCTGGAACTGATTCAAGAACTGCAGATAAGTACGTATACCAAACTAGAGAATATGGAGATACATTCTTAATTCAAAATAAGGCTTGTGGTATAGCTATTAATGCTGAAGCATAGAAGAGGAGGAAGATATGAAAGCTAGTAAAGGAAACAAAGTCTACACGATAGATGAAACTCTAAAATTTTCATATCAAGCACAAGGATATGATATTTTAGATGATGAAGGAAATATTATTCAATACGGAGCTGGTAAAACAGTTTCTTATGAAGAATATAAAGCATTAGAGGAAAAATCTATTAAGTTAGAAGAAGAAAATAAAAAATTAAAAGATGAAAATAAGAAATTAAAGAAGGGTGCTGAATAGTATCCTTCTTTTTTAAGGATGTGATTATATGTCTTATGTAGACAGCACATATTATGAAGAAAATTTTAAAGGAACAATTATTCCGAGTGAAGGAATAGAAAATAAACTTGAAAGAGCAAGTGATCAAATAGATACACTCACATATAACAGAATAAATGGTAAAGGCTTTGATAATTTAACTAGTTTCCAACAAGATATAATAAGAAAAGCTGTATGTAGTCATGCAGAATTTATTGAACAATATGGAAGCTATATAAATGTGCCCTTAAGTGGATTTAGTGCTGGTAGTATTAGTGTAAGTTTTAATGCAGAAAAGCTTAATGGAATTACAACTACACAGGAAGTATTAAATTACCTTAAACAAACAGGATTAACTTGTAGGAGGTTATAGTATGGGATTTAAGTTACCATTTCCTAAATGGCTAGCTAATACACATATTAAAGTATTTTATGAAGGTACCAATACAGACGGTGATTATGAAAAAAATATAATATTTGAAGGTAAATGCATATATACTGATAAATCTGGACAAGTACTTAATGCTGAAAGACAATTAATAACTCTTAGTGGTAAAGCAGTTATTGAAGGATCTATTTATGATGTACCATTTGAAGGGTATGTAATAATTAATGAAACAAAGAAAAAGATTTACTCTGTAGAAAGGCCTTTAAATCCAGATGGAACAGTATTCAGTACGGAGATTAATTTACAATAATGAATGTTAAAATAGATATTAAACTTAATAATGAGAATATAAATAGACTCATTAGAGCTCATGTGAAGGCTTTAGAAATGACAGCAGATGCAACATTAAGTGATATTAAAACAAGTCAGGTAGTTCCTAAAGATAATGGTCCTCTTGAAGATAGTAGTTTTGTAGATACTACAGGAATTAATTGGGGATATACAAGAATTGTTTTTGATACTCCATATGCTCGTAGATTGTATTGGCATCCAGAGTATAATTTTAGGCATGATAAAAATCCTAATGCACAAGGTAAATGGATGGAGATATATTTAACTGGTGAAAAGCAACAGTTTATTAAAGATACTTATTCTACATTCTTTAAGCAACTTAGCAAAGGATTGGTGAAGTAATGTTATTAAGTGAGATAAGAGAATATTTAAAATCTAAAATAGAATGTCCTCAATGGTATTTAAATAAATGTGGAGGTAAGGAAGAAAGTATTACAATATATAATACTAAAGGTCCAGCTCCAAGAATAGCTATAGGAGGTCTAGAACAAACAAGCTATACTACTAAAGCTATTTCTATTTTAGTACATTGGGGAAAAGATAGTAGTAAAGCTGAGTTAAAAGCAGAGGAAGTATATAATGCTTTCTTTTGTCAGAAAGGTTTAATTGGGGGTAAGAACGTCAAATTATTTAAAATGATAACTGATAATCCAATTTATGTAGGTACTGATGAAGAAGGCATTATTGAATATGTAATAGAAATAATAATTTATTATGAAAGGTAGGTATATTAAATGGCATTTAGTGGAGTATTCCCAGTATATAATTTAATATTTAAAATTGGTACAAAAGGTAAAACTAGTGCAGATCAAGATATGAAACCAATTGCTGATATGGAAACATTCTCGATATCTATAGAAGGAACAGTAGAAGAATGGACACCAATGACTACAGCAGGCTGGACTAGAGCATTAATGACAGGCAAAAAGTTTACTGTAGGCCTAAATGGGAAAAGAAATGTAGGTGATGCAGGTAATGACTATGTTGCAAGTACTGCATGGAAAGATGGATTAGATTGTAGTACTAAAGGTGAGATACAATTTCCTGATGGAGCTAAACTAAAATTTGATTGCGTTATTAATGTTAAAAATATAGGTGGCGGAGATAGTACAAATGTTGCACCACTAGAATTTGATATGCAAGGTGATGGAAAACCAGAATATATTCAAGCACCTAGTGCAGGAGTAGGAGCATAAGGAGGTAATATAATATGGCAAGAGTTTATGATATTATAAGTAGATTAGAAAATGGTAATCAAAGACCAGTTGTAAAAATTGATGCTGAGCATGAATTTAAAATTAATAATAGTAAAGCTGCTGCATTTAGAATAATGGCTTTAACAGAGGATGAAAAAATAAAAGAAAATGAAAGAATTGAAGGAATAATTATAATAGGCTTAGGAAAGGAGGCTTTTGATTATATTGAAAGTATTGACTTAAGCATGCCTAATTATAATTTAATAATAAGTGCAATAATGGCAGCCATAGGGGATGTAGATATAGAAGAAATAGAAGAGGAATCAAAAAAAGCTAAAAAGAAGCCCAGAAAATAAATGGTATGACATAATAGAAGACTTTGATTTAATAGAAGCTTCATTTGCTATGCAATATGGAATAAGACTTAGAAATGATAATATGTCCTGGAGTGAATTTTGTACTTTGTTAACAGGAATAATGCCTAAGACACCATTAGGTGAAATAGTAAGTATTAGGAGTGAAGAAGATAAGGATATACTTAAAAACTTCACTCCTGAACAACATAGAATTCGAAATGATTGGAGAAATAGAGTTAATCCTATTAGGGATATGAGTGATGATGAAAAAGAAGAAGAAATAAAAAAGGTACAAGAAATATTTGCAAAAGCTTTTGGATAGTTTATACTTAAATTAACATTTCTGTTAATGGAGGGGCATATATGGAAGATATTCTAATAAAAAGTGTTGGTAAGAAAGTGATTGTAAACACGAATGGAATAACAATAACTAAAACTATAGGGAAAGATTTAGAAATACCTTTAAGTAGTATTAATGATATAAGCTATACAGAAGGAGTATCTAATAAAGCAGGATTTCTTTATATTAATTTTATTAACAACAATGGTGAGATAAAAAAAGAAGATGTAGTATTTAATTATGTTTATAATGATATTGTAGAGGAAGTCGTAAAAGGAATATTAAATTACTTACAAAATCCTAATGAACCTTTAGTTGTAAATCAAAAAGAAAAAGTAGGCTTTTTTAGTCAAATTAATAAGGAAGCCAAAGATAAATCACTAACAAAAATGGAGCAAAAGAAAGAAGAAAAAGAAAGATTGCTTAGGCTACAAAAGGAAGGAGTCCCTTATTGTCCTAAATGTAAATCTACTAGTCTAACTACAACTAATAAAAAATTAAGCGTAGGAAGAGCTGTAGTAGGTGGAGCATTACTAGGAGGAACAGGGGCAGTACTTGGAGGATTAACTAGTAAAAAGGTAGAACTTCTATGTATGAATTGTGGACATAAATTTAAACCAGGTAAGAAATAAATATATATAAAGAAAGCACTTAGATTAAATTCTAGGTGCTTTTTATTATACTTGAAAGGAGGTAATAGGGTGAGTGATAGTGTAGGTAAAATTAGTCTGGATTTAGAGATACAGAGTGATATAAGTAAGCAAATATCGAGTGTATCTAAAATGATAGGAAATAATCTTAAGAAATCACTAAGTAGTGGAATGAAAGGTGCTTTAGAGAATGTAAATTCAAGTACTAAAAAAACTATGAATAGTGTTACTAGTAATATAAATTCATCTATGAAAAAATCTATGAGTAATATTGCTAAGACTATGAAGTCTATCTTAGGTAATATAAAAATGCCCAAGATAGACATACCTAAACCTACAAGCTTTGTAACTCCTAAAAGAGAGAGTTCAAAAATTACTAATAGTAAAAGAGGACCACCAATAAATAAAGAAGTATTAAGTTCTGAAATTCTTAATGTAACAGCAACATTAGATAATGTTAATGCTAAAATAGAACAACAAAGAGCTAAATTAGTACAATTAAAAGAAGCGTATAATTCAACATTTAATACTTCTAGAAAAAATGCATTAGAAGAAAAGATTTTAAAGACAGAAGCGAACATTAACAAATTAATAGGTCAGTCTGATAAATTAGGTTTTAAATTAGCTGATTTAGATGATAAGATGGCAATGTTAGGTCGAAATGCGAGTAATGCTAATACGAATTTAAATAATACTAATAATATTTCAAATAAAACTAGTAAGAGTATTAATAAATTAAGTAATGATATAAAAAGAAATAGTGGAGCTTCAAGAAGCTTTAGTAGTGGCATAGGTATGATAGCTAGAAGTATGTTTACATGGGGGATAATGTTTCCTATGATTTTAAGAGGGCTAACATCAATGGCAACAGGACTTCTTAATAATTTAAAAACTAATGAACAGTTTTCTAGCTCATTAGCTCAAGTCAAAAGTAATTTAATGATTGCTTTCACTCCAATATACGAAGCTATTTTACCAGCTATAAATGCTTTAATGATTGCTTTAAGTATAGCAACTCAATATATAGCAAGTTTTATTAGTGCTATATTTGGAAAAACTTTTGAACAGAGTAAGCAAGCTACACAAGGACTTATTAATGCTAAAAGTGCTATGGGTGCATATGGAGATAGTGCAAAAGCAGCAGGGAAAGCAGCTAAAGATGCATTAGGATTAGCAAGTTTTGATGAAATAAACTCATTAAATTCTCAAAATAGTAATAGTGGTGGTGCTGGAGGTGGTGGAGCAGATATACCTACATTAGTAACACCACAATTAGAAACATCAAGTGTTGATGGAGCTATGAAAAAGCTTGCAGATAAAATTAAAGCTTATTTTAGCACATTTAATTTTGAACCTTTAATACAATCTTTTAATAAAGTTAAATCATCTGTAGAGCCTATTATAAATAATTTAGGCAAAATTATTAAATGGTTCTTCGTAGAAATACTTAATCCTTTAGCACATTGGACTATATCAGATTTATTACCAGCTTTCTTAAATTTATTAGCTGGAGCCTTAAATTTTTTAAATCCTATATTAGAAGTATTTATGAGCTTAGGTGATTGGCTATGGAATAGTTTCTTACAACCAATAGCAAGTTGGACAGGTGGAATTATAGTAGATGTTTTAAATGGACTAGCTGATGTATTAACTAATATAGGCAATTGGATTTCTGAACATAAGCCTATAGTTGAAACTTTTATTATAATACTAGGAAGCTTTGCTTTAGCATGGGGGATAGTAACAACAGCCATAAAAATATGGACAATTGTCAGTGGTATTGCAACAATAGCAACAGGGACTTTAGGAGCTACAGTAGCATTTTTAACAAGTCCTATTACATTAGCAGTTATAGCAATAGGTGCCTTAATTGCAATTGGGGTTCTTTTATATAAACACTGGGATGTTGTAAAAGCTAAAGCAGTTGAAGTATGGGATGGAATAAAAGTTAAATTTGAAGAATTTAAAAATTGGCTAGGAAATGTATTTTCTACAGATTGGTCTCAAAAATTTGGATTCTTAGGAGATATTTTAAATGGATTCCTAGTAAATATAAAGAATAAGTGGGATTCTATTAAGCAAATATTTCAAGGAATTATCGATTTTGTAGCAGGAGTATTTACAGGAAATTGGTCCAGAGCTTGGCAAGGAGTAGTTAATATATTTAGTGGAATAATGGGAACTTTGGGGGCAATAGTAAAATCTCCATTAAATGCTGTTATTTCACTAATAAATGCAGCTATAAGTGGATTAAACAGAATATCTATAAATATTCCTAATTGGGTACCAAGATTTGGAGGAAAATCATTTGGTTTGAACATACCTAAAATACCTTATTTAGCACGTGGTGGTATTATAGATAGTCCAACTCTTGCTATGGTAGGAGAAGCTGGTAAAGAAGCTGTAGTTCCTTTAGAAAATAATACTGAGGGATTAGATCTATTAGCTAAAAAATTATTAGAGAAATTAGGGGGAGTAAATACAACTAATTCTAGTGATGGTTATGGTGATGGAGATATAATATTCCAAATAGATGGAAGTACAATAGGTAAAGTAGCACTTAAGCAACTTAGAAAAATGCAAAGACAAGGAAATATAACAGTAATACCAACATAGGAGGGGTAG